TGGGAAAGATAAAGTAATTGCTTGACTTGATGCGCTTGTTTCTATTTGATTTGCCGTACCTGTAAAGGCTAATGTTTGACTGTCTAAAGTAACTGAGCCTGTGCCTGTGCCACCCGAAAAATCTAATGTGTTTGAAAGATCATCATCTGCCCAACTTAAAGTTCCGTTTGCATCTGCTAGTTTTAAAATCTGTCCGCTTGTGCCTCTAGTAGCAGGAAACGAAAAAGTATTAGCATCATTATTAAACTGAATCTGAGTTGTACTCATTGACAAAGGAGAACTATTCCCCAATCCATCAGTTAATTGTTGGATGCTTGTGGTTAATGCGCTTTCAGTAGTTGCACCAATTGACAGAACACTTTTATAGGTAGATGCAATTGATTTATTCGTTAATACTGCCATTGTCTTTAAGTTTTGATAAAAACTGTTTTAATTTTTTAATGTTCTCTTTTTTCGGTTTGTAACTCAAAGCACCCATCCGTTAAAAGTTGCATCGTAACTTGGATTAATATCATCGTTCACGTTCGAAGTGTACTCGGGAAATAAATTCTCGTTAAAACACATATAATCTATAAACCTTCTAGAGTACCATTCAGCGTGTGTTCTTGCTTTTTCTACTAGATAATCTACTTCTGTTTTATTAACAGTCTCAGCGTTCTCTGAGGTGTGTTTAAATACCCCTCCGTTCTTTACTTGGTAAGCAGCGAATGGAAGGTAATCTACTTGAGCAAACCAAATCAACATAGGCTGAATGTATTCGTTTAGAAGTGTCTTGTAATCAGCATAAGGAGCAGTGTCAATATCTCCGTTTCCAACTATTAAAGTAAACTTATCGTAGAGTTTTGTCCCTAGATAGTTTTGAATATTTATCTGCTGACTAATCTTAATGAACTGAATAAATTTATCTGTATCCACGTTGCCATCTAGGATACTGTTCCTAATTAAGTCTGTGCGATTTATGAATAATACTGTTGCCATTTTTATTTACGTTTAAATCCCATCTTATCCCAATAGGCTTTGGTGTAACCTTCATACTTCATATCGATAGGAGCGACAGGAACTAACTGCTCATTTACAGGTGCTCTAAAGCCTTTTGATCTAGCTTCCTTTGTAGTTACCTCAGTTCTTTTTTTAACTCCCTCTGTGAGCATATATGTTTTTCTAAACCACTTGTGATGACACCTTGCTCCACCTTTGTATAACCAAATAGAATAAGTAGCTGAACCACCTACTCCAAAACCTGTATTTACAGGCTTATTAGATAAAGCAACAATATCTTCTTTTCGATATATTTTTTTAGCTGAAACCATTTTATTACAAAAACCTCTTGAATCTGATTGAGTTTTCAAAGGTGCATATTGATATCTAACTAGAAACTTTAGTGATGGATCTTGTTTAGTTCCTCCATCTTGTTTTGAATCCCTTGCCCAAGGAATCGCTCTACCTGTACTTACTAGATTTGTTATTTTTTTCAATAAAGACGGATTGTTTAGTTCTTTAATTTTTTCATCAAATAAATCATCCGCTTCGTAATCAACTTCAGAAACATCTATTAAGTCATACTTTTTCAAAAGTTCATCTTCACTTTCTCCTAAAGATATAAATTCATTTAATTCTGCATTAGCATCTACAGGAATACAATTAGGAACTTTTTTGCCATTCTTCATTTTCATTCCATACTGCTCATAACCATCCCAACAAGGTGCTTTTAATTCACTATGAGAAACACAGGGCATATAATAAACGTCACCATCAACTTCGTGTTCGTGATAACTTTCACAACCCATTTCTTTGGCTGCTGCTATCGCTTCTTCTTTAGTTTCATAGGCGATTTGACCACCTATTTGCTTACTCATTTGTATGCCTGTTTCTTCTTCTATATCTTCTTCACTTTGAATCGATGTATCAACCTCTGTAAACTCTAGTGGTTGTAACGTAATAAAATATAGATTTAAGGAAATATCATTATACGCTAGTAGTTTATCAAAGCAATCAATTAAAAGTTCTTGAAAAGGTCTTATAACAGTATTGTCCATCAACAAAGATGCAGTCTTAATTTCTTCTGCGTTATTACCTAAACCCGAACCATCCTTAATTCCTAATAACATAGGAGAGACAATCCTATGAGCAACCATTATCTTTTGGGTTGATTCACTAGATAAAAACTCATACTGATTGTGAGCATCTGATATTTGTATAGGAGTTACATCTGCCTTGCTTTCAGCGTTATCATTAAATGCTAATATAAATTTACCTGCATTACTTGATCCTGAAAATTTAGCAGCAATCTTACTTTCTAATGATTCTCTTTCTTCTTGATTAGGAGTTCCGTTGTTAAAATTAATTAACATATTTGGAGACAACCCATTCATAATATTATTGATATGAAAATTACTTATCTCTTCCTCAAGTTGAGCGTATTGTATCCCTCCTTGATAGTCTACAGGACTATAATAATAAAAACCTGCTCTATAAGGTTTAATGTAGTAAATTTCAATTCCTTCTTTTGACATACCAAATGCAGGAATCCTCAAAGGATTGTCACTTGGTTTTATTTTTGTCCAATCTTTATAGTAATAGTAAGCAGGAATTTCTCCTTCATCGTCTGCTTTCTCTGCTCTTAAAGTCTCAACAGGCATATGGGTTAACTCAACAATCTTCGATCTATCTTTAGAGTAGATGACTTGTATTGCTGCTTGTCCCATTAATTTTAGATCGTAACAAACCTTCATAACACAATCCTTGTGAAATAAAGAAACCATCTGAGCATACTCATCGGGTTTATCACTTGCATCCGTTGCACCTAATCCTTTTCCATAAATCGCTTGACTTATTCCATTGATAGCAGCGTTATTGGTTGGACTTCCATTATATCTGTCTATTAGATATTGAAAGTAATTGTTATCTCTTCCATAAGCAACCCAACTCTTATTTGTCACCTCTACTATTTCGGGACTTGTGTATGTGCTTAGATTAACGATACCAAAAGCAGATTCATTTATTAAAACCCCTTTAGGTAAGTTTTTATTTCTCTTCATATTACTATGTATTCATTGTTGTAAGAATCGTCAGAGGTAAATTGTCCCTCGTTTAATTTATAGTAATCATTGTTAATTTGATTAACTGTTTGATCTGTGCAGAACATTCTATCTCTAAAAATAATGTCTGTTCCCGAAACCAATCTAAAATCATAAAAATGATTTGAAACTAAAACAGGGGAAAAGGTATTTTGAAAGGTTACATAATTACCCGAAACACTTGCTCCTGTAATGTCGTAGCTTACACTTACGTTTGTTGAATCATCTCTTATAATCATTGTAAAGGTTGTTAAACTGTAATCACGAGGTATTACATTAAATGTTTGTGCAGTCGCTGATGTCGTTACTAGAATCATATCTATATAACGCAAAAAAGAATGAGTTTTGTTTTATGATCCACAACCAACACAATCAATCTCAGAAGAACTAGGTTTAGAACCATTTATTTTCATTTTTAAATTATGAATTTTGTCTTTTATTTCCATATCAGTAAACATATTTCCTGTAAGTTGAGATTCTAATTTTTGTATTTGATTGTGTAATTTGTTCATTGATTTTTATTTGAAAGTGAAATATAATTTAAGCAAAAAAAAAGCACCCCCTATAAAAAGGGATGCTCTTTTAATTTAATAAATATTAATTAAGGAGTAGGATTAATTGGACTAGCTGCAGCAGTAATTCCTGCAGTTGACTGCACAAAATAAGGTGCAGTTTCTTCCATTCCCTCTAAAGTCATAGTGAATCCACTTAAATCTCCTGCAGCAGCACCTGTAGCGACTGTGCCACCTGTGAGTTCCATTCCATTTTCGTATCCACAAAGAAATAAGTGTCCATAATAATCTTCAACAACGACAACAGGTCTCCCTGCTGCTATTAATTGAACTTGATTCTTAGTTAAATTATCTAAATAAGTTAATGTAAGATTCAAAGTTTGAGTATAAAAAGTAGTTCCGTTTTCTCTGCTACTTGTTATTGTAGTTTCTAAACTAGAGTTACCTTTTATTTCATATTGATACCAAACAGGACTTCCTGTGAATCCTGTTACTTCATTTAAAGTTGCAGGATCTGATGTTTCCAATGTTGCCTCTACGGGGAAATCTGCAAAAAATACTGATTTAATTCCTCCGAAGGCACTCTTACAAGGAAGTACTCTTCCTGCAGTTACGTTACAAGCCATATTTTTTTTGTTTAATTAAAAAAAGGGTAGATAGACATTTCCACCTACCCTCTTTTATGGTTTTAAATTAATTACGAGTAAAGTACGATGTCAGAACCAATTCCGTATTGAACTGCAGCAGCAAATCGCATTATAAGCCTCACATTTTGTGAGCCATCCAAATCTCTCATATCTAGCAACTTAACTTCGTTTTGATCGCTAAGTAAAGAAGTACCAAAGTACAAGTTTGATTTCTCAGCAGCTACCGCAGTGTTATTTGCTAATCCATTAGCAACAAACAAAGGAATACCACCGAAAGATAAAGGTGCGCCATTCTGATACCACAATGCTCCTCTGTTGTCAATACCACTTCCTAATGCACCCATTGCACCAACATAAGCCTTTGCAATGTTTTGTGATACATAGATATGTAAATCTTCCTTGCCGAATAAAGTAGCAGGAATAGCATCAACTATTTTCTGCATTTCTGTAACTACGTTTCCAACAACAACTGCACCTGCAACTACATCAATTACATCAGCGTCAGCCGTCATAAGAGTTGTAAAGCCATCAAACTCACCTGCATTTGCGTTTACTCCACTCCAAATATTAGATTCTGTTTTGGCAGCTACCTCAGACGCAAATTGCCCGATAATAAAATCGGAGAACTTGGGGGGGAGTTGATCAAAAGCAGAATATCCCATTTGTGCAGCCTCCCAATCAGATTGGAAAGGTGTGAGACACATTTCTTGATTTACTTGGAAATATTCGGGTTGAATAATTCTTTCAGTTAATGTAACTGATCCTGCGCTTGTGAAATCACAAGTTGCATCTACTACCAAACCACTAGTTGCTACCTTTTTGATAACTTCTTTAAACTTGATATTTGGTTTTACTTCGATACCACCATTAGCAATAGTGTTACCGCTTAGAAGTGCAGCAGAGATGTATTCTCCTGCGAACTCTCCTGCATACGTGCTTGTTATATTTACAGCCATTTTATTTTAAATTTGATATTTTTTGAAAAACTCTATCTCTTGTACTCATTACTCGTTTAGGAGAAATGTGCATTTTTATTTGTTTACTTGATTCACCTTCGGGATTATGCTTAATAGCTTTCGCTGCAGGTTCAGTAGAAAGTTTTTGTTCAACTTCTTTTTTAACTTCCTCTTCCACCTTACTAGCTTCCACTTTTTCAGCTTTTAAATCCGCAATAGCATCCTCAAGATTTTTAATTCTTTTTTCCATCCCCTGCCAATCAGCAACATCTGCTTCTTCTTCTAACTCAGTTTCTTTAGTTTCTTCAACTTTTTCTGATAAATCTTCTTCAACTAAATCCTCTGTTTCTTCGGGAACTTCATCACCCACTTCTCTTAGATCAGCAATTTTGCCTTCAGATTCAACTAATAACATTCTTGAATCTTCCAACGTATACTCACCAACAGGAAGTGCCACCTTTTCATCTTCGGTAACAATAAAAACGTCTTTCCCTTTTTCAAAAGATTCTGCTTCTAAAATTGTACCATTTTCTAATTTTAGGCTTTCAAGTTTTACCTCTTTGAGATTCTCTTCAAGATTAACTTCCATTCCCAAAACTGTTTTGATTTGGTTTAAAACTTCATTTGATTTCATATTGATATAACGTTTATTAAAATTTATTTTGCATTTTCACGCTTTCTTTTGAACTATGAACCACTCTATTCCATCGCTCCACAACTGAACACCTTCGTATTCTTTGTTAATTACATAAGGAGATGATGAACCGTCTATGGTTGCTCCATTAATAGGAGTTAAACTAACCCTAGTATTGGACGTAAATGTTGAATCAGATATAAATCTTATTAATCTATTTGTGTTTGTTCCGTTTACACTTGGCAAATTAACCGTTGCA